AAGTAATCACAATCGCTCTTTAAGAACCAATCTATTAACTGATTATTTCTTATGACATCCCAAGGGTGTACTGCTCTGGCAAATTGAACAGGTATAGGTGATTTTAATCTTATTATTGACCAGAAAAATTCAGATGGTATGATATTTTGTGAGTTACATATCCCTATGAACAGCTTTTTGTTTTTCATGTGACCCACCTCTCAGGTAACGACATACTTCAGAATCGCCTTTTTCAGGTCTTTCCCAATCAGAAAAACGTTTGGAATATGTGTCATCAATCTCAAATGTGTGGATATGTTTTACGATAATTGTTGTATCTACCCATACAATTGCATATGCCTCATCTTGTAGCCTCCATACAAATGTACAATCCATGTTGGCAATACGCTCCATTGTATCAGGTATTATATTTTCATAAAACCACGGCTTTTTAAGTGCTAGAAGATGGTCTCTATGGAACATTAATACCCCAGAGCCAATAAAGTTTGCTTTTACAAGATCACCATCTTCTCTCTTTATGACATGGATCATATCTGCATCTTGATCCATATTCCTGTAATGGCGATATTCATCTGTTCCTAATTCATCATTAGTTTTAAACCGCCAAGCCATTGGTTGAAAAGGCTTCATTTCTTGCCATGCTACATAGCCACGTGAAGGAACCATAGCAGCAATGACTTCACAGCCTTCTTCAAACCTTTTCACCAACTTTTTAAGCATATCTGGAGGGTGAACTTGATCAGAACCAATAATACAGATAAGTTCAGCCCCCCAGTCTAATGCTTGTTCACAAATATGTACATGTCTGCGTGCTGGGCACCAACCTCTACCTCTAAAGAACTTTACATCATATCCTTCTGGGTGTTCCATGTTTATAGTTGAATCTACAAACTGTGTAAACATAAAAGGAGATGACCATGGATACCCAACAACAAGTTTCATAAGACCTCTTAGTCTGCGGTAGCAGTAGGTATCTGCGGAGGTGAACCTGCCGCAGGGGCATCCGTTGCCCTACAGTCTACACCACCATATGATGCATAATCATAAATAGTAGCAATTGATATGCCAACATAAGCAGTGGCATAGTTATTACAGGCAATGCCACGACAGGCTGCTGAAGATGAGCTATTGAAGTCAATAGCAGTCAACACCATACCAGAAAATATATTCCCTTTTATAATGCCGCCTTCAACTGTACCATTTGAAGCATTTGAAATAGCAGCATTATCAAGCCCATAAAGGCCATAATTGAAAATACAGTCAATTACTTCAAAATCCTTACAGGCATTTTCTGAGGCACTTTCAAAAAGAATACTATAATCTGGCCCATCTGCTGTTCCTGACCACCGGCATTCTATCCATCTGTTTCTAGCACCACTAGCTACAGTGATAGCACTTACAGGTGCAGCACCATGTCTAAACACCATATTTTTGAATGTATTATCATCAGATGCCACATCAACGAGTGCCGTCACACCGCTAGCTGCACCAGCGAGAATGAAATTCTCCAAATGGCAGTCACCTCCAGTCAAATCAATTAGATCTGATGCAGCAGTAGATGCTGTAATGACTGGTCGGTTATCACCAACACCAAGACCGATTATACTTACTCCTGCCTTGCTTAAAGCAATAGCAGATGTAGTTTCAGCATGGCCAGGCATAAGAAAAATCATATCCCCATTGGCTGCTGTACAAGCTGAAATAGCTGAAGCTAAAGTTGTAAATGGAGCATCAGGGCTTCTTCCAAAGCTAGATGTCGTACCACCAGTGGTTGTTTGCCCACTATCTACATAAAAGATGTTACCTGTCGTTAGAGTTTCGTTTACGACTGTAAAAACACCACCTGCCTGTTTTCTTGCAAAAAGAGGCGATTTGATTTTCGTATCCGCAATAGTTCCCATTCTTTATTCTCCTTCACGGATTTTAACCGCTGTAAGGGGTTTATAATCTTTTCCGTCTCACTGGACGCATCATCTTATCTTTTTTATCCAGCGTTTCGGTGTCCTTAGTCTTAGCCCCTTTTTCTTCTTTACCAAATGGTACAGCAGCCTTTCTTATGAAAAGCTTATCAGCAACTATTTTATTTATTTCCAAAACAGATCCCTTCGGGTGGCCGAGCCATTCAGCTTTTAACTTTATTTTTGTGAACTCAATAGCCACAAAACCTCCTACAAGTCATACGGATAATGATATTGCCTACCAAATTCTTTCAACGCTGCTTCTCTTTCTTCTTTAGAGACATCTACCAAGTGGTGATAAGTTTTAACAGGCTTGTATAATGGTTTTCCATTTGTAAAGTTTTTATAAGTCTCATCATCATTAGCATAGGCCCACTCTATCCACTTGCGGTGGACATTGCATAATGCATGCTGAGGTTGCTCTCTGAAGACATTATCTCTGATGAACCACTTATTAACAAGTGTCTCAATATAAATTTGCTTAGGGGATATTGTCCACTTAGAACTGTCACCCATCTTTTTCTCAAACTCAGTGCAACCTCTCTTCAAGATTACACTTATATCCTTACCAAGGTGTTGAGTTCCATCAACAGCATCTCTAACAACCTGGTAACATTCAAGCCCTTGTTCAAGAGAGTGGTTATAAAAATAACCTCCATACAAACCATTAACATAAGGTCTTATCTCAATTCCACATTTAGCAGGTCTTTCAAGCCTCTTTTGTAGATCCATCAAAGAGAATAATCCAAGAAGCGTTGTTGGTCTAACAACTACTTTCCAACATTGCTGACAGGCACTTGGAACAAATGCTTCATCTGGTGCCATAGTCCTGCTAAACAGATCAAAAAGGATAGCATGCCATCTCTGGCAATCAAGAAACGCATCATGGTGGACATGGTGCCAAGGTGTATCCCAAGCCATTGCTGGTTGGACAATACATATCTTGCCATCCTCATCTCTAAGCTTGAATCCACCACCTTGAAGCATTGGTCTGAACTTGGAAATTATATCATCATCACATACTTGCTGATAATAACTTCCACTAAGGTCTTCTGTTTTTCCTTCTTCATACATAGTTGCAATAGCCCCTTTCTTTTTTATTTGGTGGCCATTAATCTGGCCACCAGTAAATTAATTAGCTCTAGCATTAACCGGCATCGAATCAGCAGCATACCGAGCATCATGCAGAATAGCAAGCACATTAGCAAAAGTAGATGCTGTTCCAATATTAGTTATCGCCAGCCCAATACAATCATAAGAGCTAGCAGCAGTGAGCTGCTTTGCATCATACTCAAGCATGAACAAAGTATTATTCGTACTTGTAACAGTAACCTTACTTGAAGAAGCGGTTGTGCGTGTAAGCAAGGTCGTACTGGAAATTGAAGACGCAGCAGCATTTGTCCAGTAATGCGTTAGAGTAAGAGCAGTTGAGGAAATAGACGACCCAGAAACAGTCTTGGCTTGATAAGCCGCAGCTGACCAAGAGGCATCTCCTACTGCTCCACACTGAATTATAAAAGTAACTTTATTATAGCCCTTCATGCTGACATAAACCGCACTCGATTTAGACAGAGAAGAACCATTCAGATCAGCAGGTTTCACTACATTAGCAAAACCAAAATTTTGAGCAAGAGTCTGCATATTGACCTCCTATGCATAAATTTTGTTAATAACATTATAATTGCCAGTCTTAATCTCTATTCTCTATCGTTAAGGACTACAAAAGGGCTCATAGTATCGTTTGTAGCCTGGGGTGGCGTAAAAGCACTTGGCCACCATGGCATTCCGTCTAGTCTAAAAACGAACCTGAAGCATGTCTGGTCCGCATCGAACTTAAGGTGGATAGAAGTATCAAACTTACCATCTTTACCTTGGCCAGCCTTCATACCAATCAGATACTGAGACCAATCCGCAAGGATTATATCGCCCTGATCACCAAGAGTAGAACAATGCTTACACCATATAATAGGTTTACCCATCAGAGTATCATACGGTCTTCCAGCAACTCCATTAGCAGGAAGCCATACAGGTGCTCCACCAGTACCTACCGCAAGAGACATAGCAGCAAGCTGAGGCAAACAATTCTGGTTAACTACCCAAACTGATTTGGATGTATCATAAATACGAGCATACATCTTAACAATATTCTCAAAAAGAATAGTATCAGCAGCCTGACCGGTCTCCTTAGTGATACTTACAAGACAAGGAGCATTAAGAATACCAAGAGGCATCCCAGCACCAGTACCACGGATAAACGCATTATTAAGAATAAAATTTAATCCATCCCTAAATCCATTCCTAAGAATATTCTCCATACTCATAGGGGAATCCTCAAGAATCTCATCAGAGGCATAAGCAAGACCAGCAAGTTTTTTCAACTCAAGAGTAATCCTGCCAAACTCAGGTCTTGTTTCTGTTTTAGTGGCAAGCTCATCGAGCCATTTCCACTGAATACCACCATATACAAGAGAACCAGACTCATCAAAACCATTAACAAA